TAACAATAGTCATTATAATGTAATGATTGATCTAGTAAATTCAACGGGCTCTCATGTGACACTTCAATTTTCATATACATATATTATAGATAACAAATAGTGCCATATCAAGCTTGAAATATAAATACTTTCATCCATAATATAAGATATGATGTATAACTTCTCACCTCGAGCCAACGACATGCTAGCTAAAACGCAGCTGTATGCCGGGAAATATAACCACGAACACATCACCACTTTGCATCTGTTGATGGCTAATTTGTGTACAGATGATAGTCTGTTGACAGAGTTACTGGTGTTGCAGGGTGTAGATATTAAACGGTTAACAGATCGTTTGCACTATCAACTTGAAAATCAAGTGTTGAGAGCAGAAAAAGAGAAACTTAAAGCTAAAATTCCATTAGCTGCTGAAGTTGACAGAGTGTTACAGCTAGCTAAAAGCATCAGCGCGAAAATGGACCATGCGTTTGTCGGTACCGAGCATTTGATGCTGGGTATTGTATGTCATACTGAGAGTTTAGGCTTCACATTTATGTATGATAACAATGTGGACTTACCGGGACTGGCTCAAGCTTTGCGGGAGTATTTGAACCCGGCACAGCAAACAGATAGTGAGATACAAGGGGTTACTACCGGTGGTGAGGAACAAGCATTGAAACCTGGAGAAGCATTGAGCATGTTCGCAGTCAACATGGTAGAACAAGCGAAGAATGGTTTACTAGATCCTGTCATTGGTAGAGATGGTGAGATCAAACGAGTGATGCAAGTGTTGTGTAGAAGACAAAAAAATAACCCGGTGCTAGTAGGTGAACCTGGGGTTGGCAAAACCGCGGTTGTTGAAGGGTTATGTAACATGATTGTGAATGGTGAAGCTCCTTTACAATTGAAGGATAAGATGATATACAACCTTGACCTGTCGCTAATGGTTGCTGGTACTAAATTCAGAGGGCAATTCGAAGAGCGTATGAAGCAGGTTATGGATGATCTTCTCAATTTAAAAAATGCAGTTGTGTTTATAGATGAAATTCACATGCTAGTAGGAGCCGGGAATGCGGATGGTGCGATGGATGCGGCTAACATACTTAAACCCGCGTTGAGTAGAGGTGGTTTGAGTTGTATAGGTACAACGACATTTGATGAATATAGAGAATTTATTGAAGCGGATGGGGCGTTGGAACGTAGATTTCAAAAAATAGTTGTTGAAGAACCAGATGAAGAGATGACTTTGGATATTTTGTTGGGATTGAAGCATAAATATGAACAGTTTCATAATGTTGTATATTCAAATGATGCTGTTGAACTAGCTGTACGCTTGAGTGGTAGATACATCACTGATAGGTGTTTTCCGGACAAAGCCATAGATGTTTTAGATGAATGCGCAGCTCGTGTTAAGCTGGATAAAGGGCATGTACCGTCTAAGGTTTTACAATTGGACAAGAAGATTGAAGATAGTGTAGAACTCACAAATACACATCTAGAGAAAGATGATTATCTAGCAGCTGCAACGTACAGAAGTGCAGAGAAGAAATTTAAAAAGCAAAGAGAACGGGTGATTAACAAATCTATAGAAACACAAAAACCTATAGATATTACTGATGAGCATATCAGAACCACTGTTAGTAGCTGGTGCGGGGTTCCATTGGAACATTTGAAAAAAAGCGAGCTCAAGCGTTTGGTTAATCTAGAAAAAAATCTAGGTAAATATGTGTTAGGGCAAGAACAGGCCATTGAATCTATATGCAATAGCATTATAAGAAGCCGGACGGATGTTGGAGATCCAGAGAGACCAGTCGGTACATTTTTGTTAATGGGACCAACTGGTGTGGGTAAAACATACCTAGCGAAGCAACTGGCAAGGTTTGTGTATGGTGACGAGCAGAACATGGTACGTGTTGACATGAGCGAGTTAATGGAGTCACACTCAGTTAGTAAATTGATAGGTAGTCCCCCGGGGTATGTTGGTTATGGGGAAGGTGGTCAGCTGACTGAACAGGTCAGAAACAACCCGTATAGTGTTGTTTTGTTTGATGAAATTGAAAAGGCACATCCGGATGTGATGCAGCTGCTGTTACAATTGCTAGATGAAGGTGAATTGACAGACAGTCGGGGTGTGTCTGTTAACTTTCGCAATTGCCTGGTGTTAATGACGTCTAATATAGGTGCGGAACGGATGCAAAAGAATCACGTGGTTGGTTTTGGCGCAACAGATGAACAAAACTTAGACGACATAAAGAAGCAGCTTCAGACCCACTTGAGACCTGAGTTTATCAATAGATTAGATGAAGTGGTTATGTTCAATGGTTTGGAAATGGAGACGTGTAAACGTATATTGAATAATGAGCTTAAGAAATTTACTGATCGAATGGAATTGCAGCAGGTGCAATTGAAAATTACCGCACATGTTAAAAAATTGTTATTAGAAAAAGGATTTGATAAAAAATTTGGTGCTAGGCCGTTGAGACGGGTGATACAATCCAAAGTACAAACACCGGTGGCCAAGTTTTTGTTACAGCATGAACGACCAGTGGTGATCGATGCTACTGTTCATGAAGATCAGGTGGTAATCGAACACAAAGAAGCACCGGTCGGTTAAGACCGGTGCTAAATTGTTTAGAGTGTGTATATCATTTCAACACTCTAGGTTGCTCCCTTGAGACTCCTATTACAGATGACCTGAGGACAGACCGCCTTTAAGACCGCCAACTAACACCACATGATAGTAGAGTTCTGCACCGAAGATGTTGTCAACAACACCATAACGGGTCAGAAGTCCTACACGTGGACTGAAATCGTTGGGTCCGATGGTACGTTGTACCATAACGGGAATGTATGGGCAGTAAATGATACCTGTGTCGTAAAACTCAGGACCTTTGTAGCCTAACAGGGCATACTCGACTTGCTTACGTAAGCCTTGCTCACGTTGCGCTTCAGTACGAGTGTCACGATAAACGTTGAACCTTCCACCAAGATTTCCCACTTTAGCAACACCAACTGGTTGTGTGTTAACACTACCATTGACGGGCATCCATGTGAACTCAGGAAGCATTTCGAGAATCGCGCAAACGGCGGGACTAGCAACAATAAAGTTGGCTGCTCCACGGCGGTTGCGAATTGCGATACGATTTGCCTCAACAATGAGTTTGGCGTAAAGGTCACGATTACGTTCTGCCATCCAACGACCATCTGCAGTTTCAGCGAACCAAGCACTGTAGCCTTTGCCTTTTCCAGCTTGAAGAGCGGTTTGAATCATACGAACGATCATTTCACGATCGATCTCGGCTTGAAGTTCATAACTCATCGCGTTGGTAAGCTCAGTATCAACGTCGATTCCGTTCATGTTTTTCAAGTCCTGTTCAAGTTCCACACTCCAGTTGGCAGCAAGCCTACGGGTACCAGCTTCAACAGCTGTTTTCTCGAAACTGACCTCGATAGTTGGAATCTTGGATCCCAATTCGAAATCACCGAGAAGTGCTGCGACTCCGGCGTCTTGATCTATCTGTGTCCATGCAACTGTGCCTTTGCCTGCTGACAAACCGAAAGTTCCGGAAGTTAATCCGTTGAGATCGGTTTTTGCTAGACTGGCGGTTGATTTACCTGTGAAACGGGTATCAAGATATTGATATCCTAATTCACCGGTAGCTCCGTTACCATGGCCACTAGGTACATTGGCGCTAGTTGATGCTTGACTGATAGCAGCAGACGCTTGGCCTGCTCCTGCACTCAATTCACCATCTTTACCATTGGTGTTAGTTTCACCTAAGAAACTTCCTCCATATTTGTACCTCAACGCAAAAGCGAGTCCAACAGGACCGCTCATGGGCTGAACACCTACAAGTTCGTTAGTCAACAACTCAGGAAACGTGCGTCGAATCATCGGAATGAGGATCTTTGGCAAACGAGCATCGCCTTGGGCATATGCTGCATCGCTGTTAGATGGGAATGCGCCTCCTTGGGAGCCCGGGTTTACCGAGCCACTGTTGAATGCACTTCCATTTCCACCACTCACATTGGCCTCTTTCAAACACCATTGCTCTTGGTTTTCCAATAGCATGGCAGTGTTGAGACGTGTGTGATCATCCTCGATAGGTGCAACATTGTCCGAATTATAGTTGAGTACTGGACCCCACTTTTCGAGCAATACTTGTGCACGACTTTCATCGATATACGCTTGGGTTGGTTTAATAACTTTTGACATAATGTTTTTTTTCTCCTTGACCTTGTTACTCAGGTATCGCTACCTCATCTTAAATAAATTAATACTTACCAAGTTCCCCCATGTATGTGTTGAACAATGGACTATCATCTGTTTCATCCAGATTACTAGCACTTTCTTCTACTACTTGTGTTGGTTGTTTGTTGGTTTCTATAATCACATCAACGTTTTTCTTTTGTACTGCTCGTTTCTCACGAGCTTGTTCACGTAATGTGTTACGGGCTTGTTCATCTTCTTTGTTGAACAATTTCACCGTATAATCAAAATTTTCTATAATAAATTCTGCATCTTTACCAGCGAGAACTCGTTTTACATATTCCTTTTTACGTTCTGGTAAGCCGTGGCTTTTGCGCTCTAAAATTAACTCTGCTTGAGCACGATTCAAGTTCTCTTTGAGTATTTTAGATTCTTTAGCAGTCTTGGTTGCTCTGGCGGTGCTCTCATCAATTTGTCTTTTACCATCCCGGATGGCACTTTTCACCTTGTCTTTGGCAAGCATCTCATCAACAGCTAAAACTTCACGCAATTCTTTTAACACATCATGCGCACGTTTGTTGTTAACAGCTTCAGCGATTTGTTGTGTAGGTACTGCTTTCTCTACATACAATTCCAAATAGTTGCTTATGTTATCCACCAGACTCTCTTTGAGGTTACCAGCTTCTTCATTCAATGCGGTTTTGTATTTTTTAACTATATGTTGTAACTTTTGAGCATGATTAGTGTCAATTGCTTCAACTAATTGATTGAGTTTACCGCAATGGTCGTTGTCAATTGCTTCTAATAAATTTTCTAGCTTGTTGGCATATGCATCGTCTTGTTCAACAAGGGCTTTCTCTACATGGAGATCAACGCGTTCGTTTACTGCGGCGTCAAACGCTTCTTGGATCTGATCTAAACTGGATTCACTCAATATATCTTTAGTGACTTCCTTTAACATCTCTTGGAATTTTTTATTTTCTGAGCTCATAATTAAAAAAGTGGTTTTTTGGCTACTAAAGCAATTCTTTGCTTTATTTTGTCATGTAACACCTGTTTCAAACTCTTGTTAGCGGTAGAAAAGTCTCTCTCATTCAAGTGTTTAATAAAGTTTACTATGTTTTTACGTTGTGTATTGTTGTTCTTCATTTGGTAACCTACTAATTATTTAGTCTAACACGCGGTTAATTTTGTTTAGAAATGAACATATTTGTTCTTTAAGGTATGAATCCAAGTCTTTTTTAGGTAAATTTTTTATACCAGTTTCGAAATGTTCATATGTTTCACAAAAACTACCATCTTGTGCCAGTACATATTGCTTACTCTCCAATATACCGTTCACGAACGCTTTTGGGAAGCTAGGGTCGGCAACACAGTCAATAGCCACAAGTCTCATCTCTTTGACATAGTTAGCATCATCCTTTTCTTCCAACTGTCCCAATGCTCGGCTGCTCATGCCAAGTTTCACACCATCCATAATCAAACTTCTCATGATGTTACCCACCGGAGTGCTCAACACTTGTGATTTACCAAAAAACACATTTCCGTTTTGTTTCAGCTCAGTTACCATGTGACATGCCTTTTCCGGATTAACTTCTGCGCTAGTTGGGTGATTCAATTCCCCCAATGCGCGGTGTTGTTTGATCATTTCTTCTGTGTACCTATTGACTTCATTGATCATCTCATCTCCTTCATATATTCTACCATTTCTATTCTTTTCACCAAATTGCATGTAAGGTCCACTCACAAACAATTTACTGTCTCCTTTGTCGTTTTTTTCTTCTAGAATATATTCAAAATCATGAAGGTCCGGTTTTTCTATTAATAGTTTGAATGCCATGGTAATTATATTTATGCAGTAGATACAAAAAACTACTGTTTTTTACTGCTTGGGATAGCATAAAAACCTATAACCATGAACATTAGATCAACAAAACTAGCTAATAACAAACCACCGGTGAGTTCAAAAGTCACCCATTTTGTCTCCCCTAAAAACCAGCTCAATATACCACCGCTAGAATCAGCCGGTTTGACGACTGTTTATGATATGTCAGGATTCAGAGCATAAAATATCATTAAATAGCAATATGTCCCGGTCAAGGCCATGAATAGCATGCGCCTGGTGGTTTTAACAAAAGGGTCACTTCTTGTTTCTTTTTGGCTATCAGCTATCATTTGCATGATCTTGTCATCTCTAGCTGCCATCAATTGTCGATCTACCATACGCTGTTCGATCCATGCATTGATCAAATTCGCGCCTAGTTTTATACCAGCTCCTATTATCGTGTTGAGTACGCTTCCGAACATGTAATTATTTATATCTATTGTAGATTTTAGATATAGTATCTCTAATATACTCAATAAACAAACTTATATACATCAATACTATTGGTAAAAAGGCCAACAACAGTACTATCAATCCTAGGATTGCAGCAACCATGTTTGTCTCTGTATATTTTACCGGGCTGGATTGTGTTTTTTGAGGTGTTGTACTTGTACGTATGTTGGTTACCGGGTCCGCTGTGATCATCATGGGTACTACCACATGCACATTTGAGTTGTCTACTTGCGGTGTCTTGTAACTTTTTACAAGTTTGTTGTATGAACAAGCCGTGAGTATGTATATACATATAAATATAGTAAAAATTTTCATACAATTATTTACCACGTTTGTTAAACAATTCACGTTCTGTTATTATTAAAAATTTATAACCGTATTTTTCACACCATTGTCTAGCCGCTGACCACTTACTCACGTTTTTTGCATAGGTATATTGCTCATACAAAACTGTACTCTTTTTTTTGTTACCATGTTGTTTGGGTGGTTGTGTTTGTGCAAATGGTTTTATTTCTACTAAATATTTTTGTAATTTACCATTCTGTTTCAATGTTAGTGTATTGTCTACTATGTATCTACGTGGTTTACCGGTGGATCCAATACGATACGGTATCACTACATTTTCACTATTCCATTCCACTACATTTTGATTCAAGTCACACCATCTAAAAAACTTTAGTTCCCAACTGCTCCTGTATTTGGGGTGATGTTTACCGGAGTATTTTTGATTCAACGGTTTATACACACCTTGTTTGAATCTTTCATCTTTATGGTACATTATTAACCAACGAAAAATTGAGGTGGTGAGTTGTCACCTAGGCCTGGAGCGCCTTCGTATAGTTCTGTTTCTAGCTGTTCCTTTTCTTCCTTACCCTCTTGTATTAGCGAATCACCATCTAAGTTTCCTCCACCTATTAGATTGGTTCCGGAAAATTTACCACGGACTCGTCCTACGGTCATTTTTGTTAAAGCGAGTGCATATTTATACACCCACAACTCTGTGACTAAATCTTTGACTGGTGACTCAACATAACATGCAACAATACCGTAATATCTATTTCTAGGTTCTGGGATCAATTTCATATACTGTGTCCGGCTATTGAATGTAATACTTGGCTTGGTACATAATAGTTTTTCTCTCAATTCTAACCATTCTTTAACAGCATACCAACTAACCAGGTCAAATCCATAATTACCCATAGCGTAACTAAAATATGTCTGTTGCGCTAATGATTGTTCTATTGTGAATAGAGTATTTACCCCGGTATGGGTACCCTGGCCAAAACTCCATACATCTATGACTTTTCTATAATCATTTAAATCATAATCATATCCTATATTATATAGACATTCGTTGGCTGAGCATGGTGTGGTTGTGGTTTCTACTTCCGGTTCTTTAGATGTTACACTTGTTACACAGGTTGTTGTACTACCAGTGTCTGCAGTTAATGGGTTTGCAGTTATTGCAGTTATACATGTAACATTCTCGGCCGTACCGGTTAGTGCACCGCATAATTCGCTTGTCTGTGTTCCACACAGCTCGCTCGTTTCCATACTTACGTCTATTGGATCTGATATAGTAACATTCATAGAAACTAGCTGCGATTCCAATAGTTTTTCAATGGTTTGATTCAGCACATACTCATCTTGGTCTCCGGTCACAGATGTTACGCATGTTGTAGAGGTACCGGTGACTGGTATTCCCTCACTACTCGTGAGTTCTACGCTACAAGTCACTTCGTAACCTGTAATTTTTTCTGTCTCTGTATCTTCAGGGCAACATTCAGTTTTTAATTCTTGCTTGCCAGTATCATAGCATGCAGATAAATCTGGTGTTATACTGAACAATCGGTCCATCTTCACCCCTTTACCGGGTTCATACAAATCAGAGTCAAAAACTAGAAATTCTTCTGTATAACCAGCAAATTTAGCAAACATTTCACAGGCCACACTTATGTTGTCGTACACAGCGTTTGTATGCGCTTCAACATTTACCAGTGGGTAGCCTAGAGCATATGCCACTCGGGTGGCTAGTTTATCAAAACTAGTCACTCTAGGACTCAAAGATGTACTATAAAACGAGCTCAGCGGCTTGACTGGCTCGCTTCCCGATTCTGTATATTCTGGCATTTAATTATTTATGCCGGAGGGGTGGCTTCAGGTGCAGGTGGTTCAACAGCCGGTTCTGCTGCTGGTTCCATACCGGTCTCTGCAGGGCCACCGAAATCTGGAGGTGGGGCACCCAACCCACCAGAATCTAATGGTGCACCTCCAGGTGCTGGGGCTGCTGCTCCTGGATCTGCGGCAGCTGCTTGTTGTGCTTCAATAGCTTCGCGCCAGTTTGGCCCACCAGTTTCAATTTGTGTCAGCTCCCATGCAAGTTCTTTGTCTTTCCTCAAAAATTCTCTATTTGCTTTGACCTCATTGTCATTCCATTTCAAATATTTTTTCTGAGCGAAGATGTTACTAATACCCTCGTTTTGAGTCATTTGACTGAAGTTGTTGTACTGCAACTCAAATATTTGCTGCTGTCTCAGCTCATGGTAGTTTCTAGGGGGGTTGAAAACTAATTTAAAATCACGTTCTCTCAGGTCCAACTCTTCCCATATACCTCTCAATTTCAAATGTGTAATAAAACCGGCAGTAAGTCCCTGCGCGAAGTTTTGTTGCAATCGGATTATAAATCTAGCGAATTTGAGTTCTTCTCTCAACACTTGACTCGGGTCCTCCAGTTGTGATTCTGGGTTCAATCTGTTGACCGGTACTTTCAATGATTTGTACAGTTTTTTCATGAAGTACAACAAGTCATCTAGTTCTCCTAAGTTGGCACCTCCTTCTAAATTGCTCACTTGTGTACCTTCACTACCCTGTCTCTTGGCGAACCAGAAACTATCAAGCATGGACTGTGGATTGAACACTTGTGATTTACCATCACCAGATTGGCTAGCATCATATGTTTTCCTAGACCAGTAATTCTGAATAAGTTTACGTAGATAGGCCTCAGCCTTCGGTGGAGCCATGTTTCCAACATCTACATTAAATACTAACCGCTCAGGAGCTCTGACAAGTCTATAAATTATAATGGCATCTTCCATCAATAATAATTGCCTGTACGCTCTTCTGCAATTCTCAATAAAAGGTAATCTTAACGACTTGTCTTG